TTCCGATACACTAGAAAGTCCAATAGAAAGGAGAATTTAATGGGAAGATCACCAAAGCCACGAACTCAAGTTGTACCTGCTCACCCAGAGCCATACGTTCGTCAGCCAATGAAAAAGCGCGGCAGACCACGGCGTTCAGGTCCTAAGAAGAAGGACCGATACGACGCTGTACGTGCGTCACCCTCCAAGCGCCCTGGGCAGCGCTGGATTACCGTGTCGCTACCCGAGGATGCGTACTACATGCTCAAAGAACTCGCCACGTTTTACAAAGTAGGAATGGGCGCGTACATGCAAAGCCTCCTGGTTCCTGCATTTGACCAAGCCTACAAAGAATCACTGACGCTGCAGCGTATCGCCAACAACCGAGAGAAAGCTAAAAATGAAATACAAGACCGAGATGACGTTCCCCGTCGAACTCACTTTTGAAGTACTGCCGTCTATGCTGGTAGAGGATACCGAGTTGCCTGCGCAGCTGGACATCACCAGGATTTTGTTGACCATCACAGGCCCCAGCGGCAAGCCTCGCCAAGTGGACATCACCAAGAGTTTTTCAGAGGAGCAGATGATGCTGTTTGAAGACGAAATCATGGAGAACTATGAACCATGAAGCTGCAAGAGGAACTGCGCTCAGTCAAGGAGGTATTCCCGGCGATAGACCACCTACTTGAAGCAGCAGCGCAGCGCATTGAAGACCAGAGACTGTGGCGTGAAGCCTGGATCAAATCAGAAAAAGAAGTTGAGTTGTTGACACGTGAACTAGATGTGCTACGATTGAGGCTCAACAACAGAAAGGAGAAAGAGTGCAATGACTAAAAAATCTTTGACCCGCGAGCAGAAGGTGTACCAGGACCTTGCTGCAACAGGCAAGTACTACAACACCGGTAAGGTACTTATCGGTTTGACCTATGTTCCCAAGCCCCCTCAGATGACACAGAGCGAGGAGTTCATGCAGAACATCCTGCTTGGCAATTACCGCCCCCTGGTCAGCGACAGGGCCATGGTATACATCACGGTCGCCCTGGTGGTGTGTGCAAGTCTTTTCGTCTCTTGCAGCGTATGAGAAAACGCAGCAAGTATCGACCCCGCGTCGTGCTCCAGAATCCACTGGACTTTGTGCTGTCAGGCATGAAGGCTGTCAAGGACCTGCCAGGCATTTACCTCGATGTACAACTCAAGAACCGCGCAGCCCTGGACCAAGTCCGCAAGGGCGAGGCGACCAAAGAGGACATCGACATGCTGATCGGCGCATTCAATGTGACTGAAGCGCTGGCCATCATGGGTAAAGGCCACGACTGGCTTGAAGAGATTCACCAAGGACAAGATGCCCTGCTGCAGCTATCAAGACGCGGCGTGGCCAACGGAATGCGGTTCATCATGACAGCCAAGCAGTGGGAAGCCCTGAAGCTGGTGATGGACCTGCATGAGGAGCAGCTGGCGCATGCCACTGTGTATGACATAGAAAAAGCGCACGACCATGTCCTGGCGGTTCTCCGTCAAGGCAAGGCCCGTGCAATCGTTCAAACTCAAAAGGAAGCAACATGAATAAGTCAGACAAAATCAGAGAGTATTTCCGCAAGTACCCCAGCGCCGAAGTGGCCAAGGTGGCTACCAAGTTCCAGGCCCCTAAGCCGATGACGTACAAGCTGCGCAAGCAAGTATTGGATGAGGCGTTTCAACCCCCTGAAATGGTTCCGATGCCTGAGCTTGTCCAGGAAGACACCAACATCGACCAGACCCTGGACGAGCGGGCTATGGACTACGGCAAGTTCAAGGATGGCGCTGCGCTGATGCAGGGCATCAAACGACTGCTCGCGGACCACGCCAGGATGCACAACAAGACGTTCGCCGATGACCAGTGGGAAGCCCTGGAGATGATCGTGCACAAGATCGGCCGCATTGTGAACGGCAACCCCGACAAGGTGGACAGCTGGGTCGACATCGCGGGCTACGCCACACTGATCGCGGACCGCCTGCAGGGGAACGCACGATGAGAGAACTACTTCCATTCGTCCTGGTGGGCTGGGTCATCCTGTCCTGGCTCACGCACGTCGTTACTTGCCTCAAGACTGCCTCCTGGGGCTTCTTGATCGCAGGGGCCGTGTTCTTCCCAGTTGGCTGCGTGCATGGCACTGGTATCTGGTTTGGGTGGTTCTGATGTTCAAGGTCCCTGAAAAAGCGCGCGTCAAGCTCTCTGGTTATCCAGAGGGCGACGCCACCAACGGGGCCTTTGTGGTCAAGCTCAAACATTCCCAGACAGTGTTTGTCATTGCAAGTGACGGCGCTGGCTGGGAGCACGTGAGTGTCAGCCGCAAAGACCGCTGCCCGACCTGGGAGGAAATGTGCCAAGTCAAAAACATGTTCTGGGACGACGAGGACGTCACGATGCAGTTCCACGTGCCTGCGAAGGACCACATCAACAACCATCCCTACTGCCTCCACCTGTGGCGACCGAAGGGCGTGAACGTACTACGCCCGGACAGCATCATGGTGGGGTTCAAATGATCGTTGACGAGTACTTCAAACAGATCAGGTTGAAGGTATTCATCTTCTTCCTGGTATCTGTTTGGATTTTTTACGAAACCTGGGGAAAGTACTAGGCACAATTTGTACGATACCTGTATAATTTAATTTCCAACCACAGAAAGAGAGAAAGAGAATGAACTTCAGTTTGAACATCCACCGCGTCAAAAGCATACGCTTGAGCGCGGTCCGTCTTAACCAGGCGAACGCTACCCACTACGCTACCAGGGACCTGGTCATTGAAACCGATTCAGGAAACCTTGAATTGTCCTTGTTCTCGATCTACGTCGACGAGGACAGTGAACAGGAGCTGCTGGAGGTCAAGGTATGAGCATGAACACGCCGTTTCATTTGAGGCAGCGTGAGTTCAACGCGTTCAATGCAGAGAACCCAAAAGTGTGGGAATACTTTGAACGCTTCACGCTTGACGCCGTCAACGCTGGTCACAGAAAGATCAGCCACTGGCTCATCATCAACCGCATCCGCTGGGAGGTTGTCATGACCACCACGGGTGCGGACTTTAAGATTTGCAACAACCACATTGCGTTCTACGCGCGCCTGTTCGTCAAGGTGCATCCGCAGTACAGGTTTATCTTCAATCTAAAGCGCATGGCTGACGAACCATGGCACGGGGACATGCCGCTATGAGCGATCCAATTACCTACTACAAGATGGGCAGCGAGCGGATCAAGACCCGCGCGCCACGGACCTTGACCGCTGGCCTGGTGCAATCAGGTGAAGCGTTCCTGGTCATCGACACCAACAACCTGCCAATGTCTTTTCAGCGCCAGTTGTTCAAGCACATCCAAGATGGCAACATCAAAGTGCAAGTAGCGGAGGTGGTCAATGACTGAATTTGAATCCACCTGCTGCGGCATTCCTTGCATCATCCGCGTGACGCACTGGGAAGGCTACGTGCCTGCCAGGCTATCCGGCCATCCCGATAACTGGACCCCGTCCGAAGGCGGCGAAGGTGAATGGGAAATCCTTGATACCAAAGGCCGGGCCGCGCCCTGGCTTGAAGTCAAGATGACCGACAAAGAACGCGTCCGCATCGACGAAGAAGTTTTTGAACACATGGAGAACCAAGATGACTACGATTGCTAAATACAAACGCCGCACCTTTAAAGAGGTGGCCAGCGCTGCGCATGCCAAGGGCTACGCCGAAGGCCGCGAGCAGGGCCGCAAGGAAGTGTGGAAAGACTACGACGCGGTGTTGGAAACAAACCTCGAGCTGGCCCGCAGCGTGATGGCGCTTGAGGGCAAGCTGGACAACATCTCCCTGCGCAAGTTGGCCTGGTCACGGATCACGGGCCTGTTCAGAAGGAACCATCATGACTGATAGGTCACAACCTCACATGAGCCTGGACGAGGCCCTGGAATATGTCAAGACTTTGACCGAAGACCAACAGAAGATTTTTGAGCTGGCATTCGTTGCCGGCATGTCAAAGCAGGCACAGTCAAGTGTTGACCGCGCAGTTAACGGCATCACCAAACACTACACCGCAGGCTGGAACGCGGCCCTGGACCTCATTGCATTCGACCTGATTGATGAGTTCAAGACTGCGTTTGGCAGCGACACCTTAGCGGGCATCGCGATATGGATTAAGGAGCAAAAGAAATGAACTTTACAGAATGGTGGTCCCAATTGACCAAGTTTGAACAACGCGCCATCGGCGAACACAACGCCAGGTACGTCTGGGAAGAATGCCAGAAGTACACCCTCATGACCCTTGAGGACGCGTGCAAGGCCCAGGTGGCCTATGACCAGGGCATGAAGGATGGCAGAGAACGCTACGAGGTCCACGTGGCCGGCTGGGTCCTGTCACCAGGTATGCAGCCAGGCATGATATGGATCAGCGACGCCGGCGGCGAAGGCGGTGACTTTCACATCCACGAGCTGGCCGAAGTTATTGGCAAGTTTTACAAGGAGAAGTTCTGATGGACACGTGCAAACACGACTGGCACTTCATTGAAGGCACAGAGCAGCTGCGCTGCAGACGATGCAAAGCGGAGACTGGACCACGGACCTATGACCAACTGACGCAGGACATGCTGCAAGATGTCACGGTCATGGGCAGCGCCTGGAGCCAGGAAGGCAAGCGCATTGACCCGGTGGATGTGTACAAGACGACTGAGTACGACACGACCCAGTTTTATATGCCCACGGGCCAGCTGCAGGTCGCTAACTTCAAGCCCAACTACAACCTCACTTTTCACCGGGATGGTCAGGAGGTCGGCAAGTTTGACTTCAACGGCCCCGAGATGATTTTTGAAGGCGATGCTGCCGAGTCTGCCAAGGTGTTTGTTGACTTTGTGGCCAGGTCTTTCCACGGCCGCCTGAAAGAAGAACGCGATGCTGGCAGGGAAGAGGCGCGCAAGGAAATGCAAGGTCGCGTCGAAACCCTGGACGAGATGTACAAGCTGGCCTCCCGCCAACGCGACGAGCTGATGGACCAACAACGCGCCCAGGTAGAGGGCATGCGCGGGAGAATCCAATGATCGACTTACTTGTTGACGTAGCCATTGGGGTTTTATTTATTGCCGTACTGTCTTTTATGTACGGCTTTATTTCAGCCTGGATGAAGGATAGAAACCAATGACACAAGATGAAGTTCTGGCAACGCTACACAAAGTGGTGGCAGAGAATATGAACTACACCACCTGGACTGTATCCACGCCGCACTTGGTTGGACTGGTTCGTGAGGTTATCGAGCAAGAGCGTGAAGAAATAGCGCAGATGATGGAGAACATAGATGCGTGGAACATGGATGATCCCGGGTCAACTGCCGCCAAAGCCATCCGAGCAAGGGAAAGTTCATGAACACCCTAGAAGACGAGAAGCGCGTAGCGCTGAAAACCGCCTACATGTTCCTGGACAAGTACTGTAAGGACAGGTTCATGAACGAGAGCCTAGAGTACAACATCCAGTGGAAAGACCTCTGCGTGACCATGGGCGCTATTGCAAGTGCGCTCAACCGAGAGGTCAGGATGCAAACGCTGGCCGAAGAACGGCTCAGGAAACGCAAAGAAAAGAACAGAGAAAACAACGTGGAAGCCCTCAAGAAACGAGGAAAAAGGAAAACAAATGACTTGTGACCACCAATGGCAAGAGTCAGGCACCAGCAAAAAACACGACTGGGTCTGCTCCAAATGCAAAATCCTCTACACCGTCCTGAAAGGCCTGGACGACAATCAGTACACTTACACAACCCATGGGACGGCCCGTGTCCAGCTGGACAAAGGCACCTACACCCTCGAGAAACTCAAAGAGCTGGTGGCTGCCCTGGAGCAAATGAACCAGGCCGCACACGATTCAATGCAACCAACAAAGGAAATAACATGAGACCCGCTATCTTTTCAACAGAAAATCCACCACAACCAGTCACTTGCGTAGAAACTCTTGAGTACATCGCCGGCTTGCGCAGAAGAATCGAAGTGCAAAACGACCAAATGGAGCAGCTGGCCGCCCAATCGCAGGAGCTTTTGGGAAAAGTCCAACACCTGACAGGAGAGGTCGAGAAGCTATCCCTGGACCTGGGCATCCAACAAGGAGATGCCGGGCCAGGGTGGCAGAAGGTCACCCAGTGACACCGTCTCTCCAAGACATAGTCGAGGCCCTCGGGCCACGGCAATTGGTCCAGGTGGTCATCCTTACCGCTGGTGGGCAGAAGTATGCTTTGATTGGGCCCGTCATGGCCTGCGCAGAAGTGACAGACATTGAGTTTGGCGAACTGATGCCCATGGAAGTGGCAGCCAAGATGCTCTCGGGAGACCACAAGGAATGGCTGGGGGTGGGGTTGCAGTAAACTAGCGTCCAGGACCGTCCGTACGGTCCGTCTCCACCAGGTTGACAATACGGATGTCCGTGCGGTCACCGTTTAAGAACTTCAAGCGCTTATCGGGCCAGTAACCCATGTCCAAGGCCCACGAGACCTTGGCCGCCAAGTACGACACGCCATCAATGTTCACACGAAGCTCGTTGCGCGGCGTCTCATACCCAGCAATCGACCCCACGGCGCGCCCTTTACGGCCCACGCGCCAAAGTAAAGCACCCGTCCCGCCTGGGTGGTAGTCAAAGAGTTCGTTCAAGCGCTCAATCGAAGGATGGGACATGGTGGGGGCTCCAAAAAGAGTGGGGATGGGGAATTGTATAGAGATAAACAGAGAATGTATAGAGGTAAATGGGGCGGGGACCACGGACCGAGGGTCAAATTCGCGAATATATATAGAGTGAAAAAAGATATGTTACGTCGTAAAAGTTTTGTGTTGAAAATGACGTAATAGATGTAAT